CTCATATCACTGCCCAGTACGGTCAACGATTGCTGGAAGACTTGGATGACGTCATTGCCACAGGTAATGGTACCACCCAACCGGAAGGCATCGTCAACAAGACTGGCACCACTGCTGTTGCATGGGGAGGTACCACAAGCATTGGTAATTACGAGTCCTTGCGATTCGGTGTTGCCAAAGCAGAGCATTCTGCTGCTGTAAAGTCCTCCGCCGTCTTTGTTGGTACTGAAACCAGCTATGCCCGTGCCAGAGCACTCAATGTTGGAACGACTGATGCTCGTCGGTTGTTTGGTATGGATTATGATTCGTATTCGATAATGGAGCGTCCTTACAAGATCAACGAAAGTATGGACAACACTGATATCTTTTACGCAATCATGGCCCGCTATCGCATGTACCGTCGTAAGGGACTAACCGTTCGTACCAGTACGGAAGGTGACACACTCATGCGACGTAACGAGATGTTGATTATCTGCATGGCCCGTTATGGTGGACAGTTGGAGCGTGGTGGAGCTGCTGCTGTTACAACTTCAGCCCCTGCGTAGTTTCGTAGCCTGGTAGAAGCAATGTAATTCTACCCTTGCAAACCATACTTGGTAGGTTTGTTCTTCGCCTACCAAGTATGGATATTAAATTGAAGAACACAAACAAAAGGAGAACGAAAGAATTATGTCAACACAAGTAAAAGAAGAAATCATCATTTCCCCATTTACCATAGAAGCCGATCATCCACGTTCATCGGATTTGCTTCTGCAAGCCATACCAAATTGTAGACTTAGATCTGCAATCAAGGCCAGCAGAACCACAATACGCAATCCACAAAGTCCAACTAATGAGCCTGTAATACCAAAAGATCAAGCTCGGCATTTAGGTTCATTACCTGTTATACCAGGGATGAGGTTGTCGGTTGATCCAGCAAATCTCACTTATGAGATAACGGACCCATTATGTGACAACCCGGAATTGTGCGATAGGATTGAGAGTGCTTTGAATTCGGATGATAGGCCCCTCAGTATCGACAAGATCAAGGGGGTGCCAGTACAGAAGGGAGAACTGGACGTACACAGGATGAAAACCTTGTGTCGGGAAATTGTATGGCTTCTGAAAGACAAACACGTTAAGATGGCAAAAGGACCACAACCTGATATGGATGATGTTGAGGAATTGCCTGGTAAGTACCTTTTGAATCCTGGCAGTAGAGTTCCAAATAACCAGCCTGTATACGAAGAAGATATGCCTCAGTATGTTGATAACTTGAAAAAGTCAGGTGGTTAATGGCGATGTTTTCTCCGGCTGTACTAGCTGCACAAGAACGTAGGCGGCGAGATCAGGCAGCTAGTACAGCCCGTTTTGAATGGTTCATTGACAAGGTAATGTCAAAGACCAGAATGACATTGAAGAAGAGAGTAACAGTAGCAACACAGTATTTGCGAGACAAAATTGTTCAAAATATCAGTGTTCCCGTTACCAAGGAAGAACGTACTAGGTATTTTTTGGTCGAGGGGAAGGATGGGAAGAAAGTACAAAAGAAATCAACTAGGATAGTTGTAACAGAGAGATCAAAAGAAGGCGAATTTCCCAGGGCTGATACAACACTGTTGATGAAGACAATTTTTTCAGAGGTAAAAAGTCAAGGGACAGATATAGTAGATGGATACATTGGTACACCTTTGAAGTATGGTCTTATATTGGAAACAAGTTTGAGATTAAAGAGATCATTTTTGCGAAGAACCCTTAATGAAGAGATTCGTAACATTGAACGGATCATAGATGGTCCGATTGAGTAGGACAAACAAAATGAACAAGAAGCTTGGTTTAATCAAAGCGTTGTCTGAAACAGTTGGTTTTATGAAAGGCCTAAAATTCAATCCTTACCATGGTGCTGGTGGTAGATTTAGTACTGGTGGAGGTGGGGGAAGTCCTAAATTAGCCCCTGATACAGGAGGGGGAACAGGTGGAGGTGGTGGAGGAATAGACAAAAATAAACTGTCCAAAGCAGCAGATAAACAGGAAAAGGCTACAAAGTCCAGTGATATAGCATTGAGTAAGTCAGTAAAGACAGGGAATCAAAAAGCAATTACTCATTCTGATAATGCCAGAAAGTATTCCAGAGAAGCCTCGAAGGAAATAAATCAGGGCAGTACAAAGAAAGCTTTTCAAGCACACAGCAAAGCAATGGATGAGCATAAGAAAGCGGCAGCTATACATCGAGAGGAAAGAGATTGTAAAACAACACCTGCTGATAAAAAACAAGAACACAATATGGCTTACGAATCTCACCAAAGATCTATAAAAGCTCACAAAGATGTAATGGATTTCATTGTAACGAGCAATATGTAGTATGGTAGTAGCAACAGCAGATTTAGATACAGCGATAGTAGCAGCATGGAATGCCAGTTCCCTGGATACTACATTTGCAGCACTTGGAGGAACAAGCCCTCTTTTATGGGATGAAGAGGCACCAGCAGGACAAGCATTTCCTTACTGTGTCATGGAGACAGTAGATGTTAGTAGGGAAGCCAGAATGTCGTCATTGGTTGGTACCAGAGAAGTAAGGCGAGTCAACAAAAAGTTTAGTGTGTTAGCCAAGGAAGTTTCAGGGGATAGCAGAACAGCAAAAGAGATAGCAGCTTATCTAGTAGAAGAGGTAATGAAAGTTTATGGAGGACATCCCACACAAGTCCCCACAGGTGTAGTTACATTAAGCAATGGCAATCACATTACAACTTTCTACGATACAGACATGGGTATCAGGATAGAAGACACTATTTATCAATGGGACATTAGCTATTTGTTTATAGTGGACGTCCCAGTAGCAGGATAAAAGGAAAACATAGATGACTAGAAATTTATCAGGCCCAAAACTCAACGTCAAGTTATCAGGTACATATCAAAATACCCTGACGGACTTGGCTGTTGTATCTATTACGCAACCAACACTTAACTATAGTAAAACACTTACAGGTGGGGTTAGTGCCAATCAAGCAAATCGTGTATGGGAGAGTAAGAACAGAACACTTGCAGATACCTATCAAGAGATTATTGATCTCTACGACTTTACTGGTGTTGATATAGGAGCGGGAGCAGGGAAAGATGCACTTGGCTTGGATATTATCATGGAAGAAGTAATAGCTATTGCCATTGTCAACGAGAATCTTGTCACAGAAGATGGTCAGCTAGAGATATTTCCCTCCGCATCGAATGGATGGCAGGCCATAGGATCACATACAGTAGCTAATGGGGGAGCTTTGTTGGGACAGGGCTGCTTGTTCAAGTCTAATGTAGCAGAGAATGGATTTAATGTAGAAAAAGATGAAGGTAGTAGAATAACATTAAGAGCAAGTGGGGGTTCAGTTACTTACTCTATATACATATTAGGAAGAAGTGACGATGAGGAATCTTCTTCATCTAGCAGCTCGACTTCCTCAATGAGCACATCCTCCACAAGTGGAAGTAGTAGTTCTTCAAGTAGTCGATCTAGTATTTCTACAAGCTCTACAAGCTCCTCAAGCACTAGCATTTCTACCAGTAGTATTTCTACCAGTAGTATTTCTACAAGCAGCTCATCAACCAGTAGTGTGTCTTCGAAGAGCTCTTCGAGTAGTTGTGTTTCGGTTAGTAGTTTGTCGAGCAGCAGCACAAGTAGTCAATCTTCCATGAGTCAATCTTCAGTAAGTTCCAATAGTAGTTCGTCACAAAGTGAGTCGTCAAGTAGTATTTCTGTAAGCAGTATTTCCTAACCATAGGGAGGATATAAATGTCCAGTGAAAATACATTATCAGGAAAGAATGGAAAGTTTGTTGTTGGCACTTCCCAGTGTGCCAGAACAACTCAATGGGCTGTAAACCCCAAGATCACTACGGTTAGTGAATGGGGAGACAGTGATTCCGAAGGGTATACAAACCGTCTAGCTGGTCGCAAGGATGCCACTTTTACAGCAGAAGGCAAGTTTGATACTTCAGACGAAGTGTATGACTTGTTTGATATAGGTGACATTGCCATAGCTGTGTTGTGGTTAGATGCCTCAGCTCTGTATTGGGATTTCCCAAGGGCTCTTTGCTCTGACTTCAACTTGACTGTCAATGTTGATTCTGGTGAAGTCATAGGATGGACATCAAGTTGGGGAGCCGATGGCAAGTTCTACTTCCCAGGTCAATCTGGAGCAACTAGCAGAACACTGCCCACATAACCAACAACAATTTACCTGACTAAAGGAG